ACAGGTACGGGACTCGTTGAAAATGGTATAAGCGTGTTATATATCTTACTCGCTGCTGTAATAACTGTAACGGCTGGATACTTAACGTATTATAAGTATGAAAATCGTGATTTGTATAGTTAAACATTTCTAAATATACAACTAAAAAAGACCCTTGTGGTCTTTTTTAAATGAGGAGTTTTTTATATACTAGAGTATGATTTTTGAACCATTTTTAAAAGTAACTTGAACTCTATCTTTCTCATAAACAGTTACATAATCCACTAAGCTATTCCATAAAAGAGGGTCAAATTCTGAAATTAATTTATCTTGTTTCTGTAGCTTGTCGAGGAAGATTTCTAAGTTTTTATGCCTAGTTGTTTTATCTTTAATCTGCTCAGTTACTAGTTCAAGGTTGGTCTTGTCAGATTCAAACCTCTTTACAAGGCCATCATATTTTCTCTGATATTCTTCTTGGTCTAGGGCTGTGTGGGCATTTTCATTAATAATATCTTGAATCATTTTAGCTACAACTTCCAGCTCGTTTTGTAGTTCGATTTTTTGGGTCTCTAAATCCTCAGTGTTAAAAGCTGTAGATTTCATAATTTCGAAGTTGGCAATAATCTCATCTTTATCAGCTAGTAATTCATTTGTAGCTTTTATAAATATGTCTTTAATGGAATCTTCATCAAGGTGGGGAGTTTCACATTTTTTATCTCCGTTAAACTTATGGTTACACTGCCAAATGGTGCGGCGGTACTTGCTATTAGAGTGCCATACTTTTGAACCGTACCAGCTTCCACATTCGCCACATTTAATATTTCCTGCAAATATATGTGTTCCACTATGCCTATTTTTACCTGCTTGTCTAGCCTCAAGTTCTCGCTGCACCATGTCAAACACTGCAGGGTCAATAATGGCTTCGTGGTTATTTTCTACATAATATTGAGGAATTTCTCCCTCATTTATTTTCTTTTTCTTAGATAGAAAGTCAACAGTATAGCTTTTTTGTAGAAGGGCATCACCTTTATATTTTTCATTGGATAGTATACTTTTAACTGTGCCAGCACTCCATTTTTGTTTTTTAGCTGGGGTAAGGATGCCATCCTTAGTTAATTCTTTTGCTATTCTATAAGGAGTCATGCCTTGTAGGAACATTCCGTAGATTCTTTTAATAATAACAGCTTCTTTTTCATTTAGTACAAGGTTTCCATCTTCACCCCTATCGTAGCCTAAGAATCTTCTAAAAGGAACACAAACCTTGCCATCTGCAAATCTCTTTCTTTGTCCCCAAGTGACGTTCTCAGAAATACTGCGACTTTCTTCCTGTGCAAGTGAGGACATGATGGTAATTAATAATTCACCTTTTGAATCAAGGGTCCAGATATTTTCTTTTTCAAAATAAATCTCTATGCCTTTTTCTTTAAGCTGCCTTACTGTGGTTAAACTGTCTACAGTATTTCTAGCAAACCTACTAACTGATTTAGTTATTATCAGGTCTATTTTTCCATCAAGAGCATCTGCTATCATTTGCCTGAAACCTTCTCGTCTTTTGGTGGAGGTAGCGGATATACCATCGTCAGTGTATATATCTACAAACTCCCAATCATCTCTACTTTTAATATAGTTAGTATAATAATCAACTTGGGCTTCATAGCTTGTTGCCTGTTCTTCACTATCCGTTGATACACGAGCATAGGCAGCAGTCTTTCTTTTTCTTTGCTCGTTAATAGGAGTGGAGGTGAACCTGCTAATAGTAGCAGGGATAGTTGTAACATTTCTAGTTGTGTTTGTGTTCATGTTTATCCCTCCAGACCTGTGTCATCATTTTACTTTGTTGTTTTTTCCTTTCCTCTGACCAAGAGGGCTGTTCTATCTTAGCCTCCCAGGGTTTGATTATTTCCCTTCCGTCATTGAAGTGGAAGATTAGCTCTTCATTTGAAGTGACTGTAACTCTAGCGATTTTTTCTGTAAATTTATCTGCATCAAATTCTTCAATCCCAAGAACATCTGAGGAGATTTCTTTTATTAGGCTTTCTTTTAAACCATTAAGCCCACATTTTCTATTAGAACGGCATCTCCAATGTCTAACTTTTTCACCACTAACCCGAGTATGCGAGTATCGATGTAAATTCTGCCCGCATTTTCCACAAGTAATTTTACTGGAAAAACAGGTTATTTCCCCTGAACTTCGAGGGTTCTTTTTCATGTACTCTGATTTCTTTTTTCTAGCTTCAGGAGTCCAGAAATCAACTCTTGCTGATGATTTCCACTTTTGGTTTTGAGTTTGACCGTCATAAAAATGTAGGATTAATTCATCTTCACCTCGAACGACTACTTTTTCAATGTCTTCAGAAAAAATATCTTCATCAAAATTATCTGTGCTAAGAGCAATAGCTAAGTGCTTCTTTAACATCTTTTCAGGTACATTTTTGGAAGAACAATACTTGATCCCTTTTTCACTCTTGGTTCTACATGTCCAAATGTAGTAGATTTCATCACTTTTTTTGCATTGTCTTTTTCCGCTTCTCCTATAACTTTTACCACAGATATCACATTTTATTTTACTAGTGAAGCAGGTAGTGTTTAGGGACTTGTTTGCAAGAGGTCCAAGCTTTCTTCTTCTTGCTATTTCAGCTTGTACTTTATCAAATGTTTCTTTTTCAATAATAACGGGATGAGTGCCTTCTGCATAATACATGGGAAGTTCACCATTGTTTATTACACTTCTTTGTGTAATGTGATTTTCTATATAGGTTTTTTGTAATAGTGAATTTCCAGTGTATTTTTCCTGAGTCAGAATACGTCTTATTGAAGTGTTGCAGAAATGTTTACCCGTATAAGATTTGATTCCCATTTCTGCAAGCTGCTTTTCAGTTTCCTCAGCTGACATGTTATTAAGAAAATTATTATAAATGAGCTTCACGACCTCGGCTTCTTCAGGTACGATATTAAACTGTTCACCATCCCATCTGTAGCCGTAGATGCAGAAAGAATTAACAATTCCTTTCTGGAAACCTTTACGAATACCCCATTTAACATTCTCACTTATTGATCTACTTTCCTCTTGAGCAAAGGAGGCGAGAAGGGTAAGCATTAGCTCTCCATCATCACTTAATGAACTGATTTTTTCATTCTCAAACCTAACTTCAATTTCCAAGTCTTTTAGATATCTTACTGTTTCTAAAAGGTCAGCTGTATTACGTGCAAATCTTGAAATAGACTTAGTAAGAATAATGTCAATTTTGCCATCTTCACAGTCTTTAATCATTCTCTGAAATTCAGACCTTTTATCAGTTGTACCAGTTATTCCTTCATCAGCATAAACCCCAACATATATCCATTCTTTATTCTTTTGAATGTAAGAACTGTAGTGACTTATCTGTGCTGACATGGAATGAAAGGTACGACCTTTTTCTACAGATATCCTGGCATAAGCTGCCACCTTTTTTCTGCTCGGAAGAGTAGGTAAAGTAGATTCTATCTTCCTTATTTTCCTCATTAAATCACTTCCTTTCCTTACTATACATCACTTATAAAGCCTACTAAGTCAAGGTAATGTAGCAATTAAAGGAGCTATTTTAGGTTGATATTTTTCAAGCATTTCTTCTTCAAATTGATCATATTCACAAGGGGTAAGCAGTCCCTTTTCGAGCATAGATTTTGCAATGGCCATGGTTATCCCATAGTCCTTTTCAGTATTAAACATTTCTTCACTCATGATCATCACCTCCAAATCGATGGGAGATGTAGCAGGAGTGGCTGCAGTATTTTCTTTTGGAGTTTCCATAGGCAGAGAAGGGTTTATCACAGTTATCACATTTAAAAGAATAAATGGCTTTCTTGTTTACTAATTCAGGGTGAGAATTCCACCATTTAACCCTGCAATCATCAGAGCAGAACTTTAAAGGTTTTCTACCAGGGGTTTGTTTTAGTTCCTTACCACAGTTTTTGCAGAAACTTTTATTGATGTTTTTATTTTCTTTTCCAATATGCCCAGCTAAATTGTTTCTTCTACAGAAAGATTTAATTGTATTTATTGAGATGCCAAGGGCATCAGCAATTTTTGAATAACTAATACCAAGATTTCTAAGTTCAATAATTTTTTCTTTTTGTAATTCGTTCACAGCAAACCTCCCTCTGAGAGGCAAAAGAAAAACCCCTCACTATCTAAAGGACAGTGGGGGGAGAAATCCGTAGTAATATTTAATTATTCGTACTTTATAAAGGCATCAGTAAAACCTGCCTTTTTAGCTTTGGCTAGTTGCTTGTCTGCATTAGCCTTAACAGAATAGGCTCCTATTTGTACCCTATAGAGTTTAGGAGAGGATGAAGGTGTCTTTTTCACGTCATTATTGCTACGGATTGTTGCCTTTACATCAGCTCTAAAGATATCCATACTCTTCCCGTGCTTTGGGAACCAGTGCATAACATCAGCATGGTTGCTGGCTATTCCTAGCTTATGACCTTCACTATGACAGATAATATCTCTTTCACTAAGATCATATAACTTGCAAAGATAGACACAAAGTTCGATAGCTTCCTTATAAACCTTATTAAAATAAGATGCATCCGTTAGATTATCTTCACAGATTTCAAAACCTATATGCGTATTGTTAGCATCACCACCAGCATGCCATCCCCTATAATCCCAAGGCAAGGTTTGGTAGGTGGCAATAGATCCGTCAACAAGCTTACCAATAAAGCCATGAACACAAACCTGCCTTCCATCAGGCTTTGCTTGATTCCAGTGGTTGTTGTATTGATTTTTTCCTAGCAGTCCATCATCTGGCCCAACATAACGTTTTAGATTAGGATTATTTGCACCTGTAGAATGAACCATTATTCCTTTTGGAGTGATAGTCCTTCCAGCCTTATAACAATCGTTATTTACAAAGATTAATTTTCTTAAATTCATTATTCGTTTCCTCCTTTATTGTGTAACTGGGCTAAGATATCTTTTAATTTCTCTGGTATTGGTAGTCCTAGCCTTGCTGCATTTTCAAGCATGGATACTCCTTCATTAGAGCAGTAGAAAAAGATGATTGCTGTTCTTAAAACGCTGCCATCTCCAATTAAGTGGGTGTCTATGATATGGCCAATACCGACTAAGACAAGGATGAGCACCTTTTTAAAGATGCCCCTAAAGCCAACCTCACTTGATAGGGTTTTATCTACAATGGCACACATAACTCCTGTTATATAATCAGCCACCATTAAGGCAACTAGAGCATAGAGAAAGCCATCAAGACCCCCCAAAAACCAACCCACAAAGCCCCCAAGAGCAGCAAGGGCAACCTGTAACCACCTGAACGCAGTGTTCAGGTTTTCCATTATTTCTTTCATGATTTTTCCTCCTTAATTTTTTATATAAAAAAGGAGCACCTGCTAAATTGCAGATACTCCTAAGTTTCTATTTATATTTGATTTGGTAGTGCCTCCCAGACCCTCATATCTTCCTGGCCTAAAGACCAGATAGCAATTCCTCGAAGTTTCCACCTGTAGGCCGCTTCATTTGACCAGTAGACAAGACCATCTACATCTTGATAGTAGAGAATAGAAAAACCATCCGCATCTCCTAAAAATAATCTAGAAAGCCAGATGTTTATATCCTTTGGAATAATCTTAACTGTATAGTCATTGCCACAGCTTAATGGAAGCAAGGGAGAATGGAAAAAGTCATAGTCCATTGATATGTCCTCGCTCCTTGTAGCTGATTCTTCCACATCGCTATTGAGAGTAAAGACTTGAAATTCATTATCCCAAGTAACACCACTTCTTGATAGCCTGCCATATTCAGTCTTGGATCCATCTGGAAAGACAACGTCAAATCTTTCATAAGGCTCATAAGTCCAAGCATCACCAAGCCTTAAAAGCTCTGAAATAATAGGACCCTCTGATTTAATGCCTGCATAACCTCCAGTAAAAGAAGATAGATTGACTGTAAAACGAAGGCTATTACTAGCTCCAGAATAAACCCTTACTCGGTTTCCTCTTATCCTCATTTCAATGGTGTACATATTAGGGTTTGAGCGGAGGGATGAAGAAGGTGTTCTTTTAAATTCAGTACTATAACTTCCCAAAAGTGAAGAGCCCTTGTATAGTTCTATCCTCTGTGTGCCGTAGTTAAAACAGCAAAATACATCGCCGCAGAATATCCCTGCCTTACCACTGGTGCTTTCTTTAAAAGCAATTCTAGCCCTTAAATGAATATCCTTAAAGTTACTATAATTCCAGGCCAGCTCTCCTGATCCTTCTAGTTGGGAATAAGGTCTATCGGCTGTGCTTTCAGGGTCTTGCCAAACTTCCCAACTACCGCTTAGAATGTCCCAATAGCTAGATGGCAGAGGATTAGGATCCCTAAAGTCCTCATACCAAATTAAGGCTGAGTCTGGCTTTCTTCTTAAGACTTCAGTTGTTAATTTAAAGCCTCTATCTGGCTCTGCCATATTTCCATTTACATCTTTAAACATCCTAGGTGAAAGGGTAAACTCAGCCTCACCTGCAGAAAGTTCCTCTTTAAATTTAGAACAGACCCTAAAGCCAGAGAAGATAACACCAGGAGTATTACTACTTATGCTGACAGTATGGGTACCAGCTGAAAGAAAGACACTAGATGATAAAGAGAACCAACAGCTAGTTCTCCAGTATGGCCACCAGAGCCTATTTTCATTGAAGCTTTTACTAACTCCATCTAGAGAAACTTTGATATTGTTCTTATCCCAAAAAGGAAAAATAACCTTAATGGCAAGATCATAAGTGCCAGCATTAGTAATTTGAAAATTATAATTTGCCTCACCATCAGCTCTGATAGTAGCAGTAGTATCAGAAAGTATAATTCCATCATTATAAGTTTCTGGATTTCCCCCATGTCGCTCTATATAAATAGTTCCAAAGTCTGTTTTTTGCTCCTTACCATAGGCGGTTAAATACCTGCGGCGATTATAGCTTGCACTTATAAGAGGATAAGACCTATCAGTTGAATCTGCTCCTTCCATATAGTCATAAATGTGAGGGAGTGCCCATGCAACCTTATCATAGTCATCCCAGTAGGCTATTATAGGTATCCGAGGTTGAGGTGGTCCATCGTCAGTGAAATTATAACCACCAGTCATCCAAAGCTGTGCCGCATAATAAGTATTTGATATTCCTCTATATGAAATACCTAAGTTTTCAGGAGTATCATGTATCCGCCAGTTCCAGCCATATCCAGGAAGGCCTAAAAATATTTTATCTGGATCCATAACTCTTGAGGCATAATCATAAATACCTTCAAGCCAGTCTCTAGGAGAAACAGGTCCAGGAGCAGAACCAGCCCAAGCCATACCATAACTCATAATAGCTGCAGTATCACAATAGGCATCTAAGTCTTCATAAACACACCAATTCTCACCACCTACTGAGCCCTCCACACTTGTCATTCCAGGAAGGCATATATTTACTAGTTTTGATGAATCATAATTTTTAACTCTTTCATAGATATTTTTAAAGAGGAGGTTAGCAGCATTTCTATTTTCAAAGCCACCGCCACGTTCAAGGTCAATATCAACTCCAGAGCACCAAGGGTATTTATCAATGATTCGTATAATTTCATTTAGAAACTTGTCT